AAGCCATTAAAACATCTTCAAAGAATATTTCAGCTGTTTGTGGACGAGCGATATATTCTAAAAAGAAATGATTTGGTGGCACGTCTTCCATGCTAAATTTAGTTAATCCATGCAAAGCTCCATTAGAACCTCTACCGTCTACTGTACCTGATATATCATAACTGTCACAACCAAAAGCTCCTAAAGTATCATTACCAGGATGTTTATTGCCTAACTTACTTATTACATTATTTTGTAATCTTTTAGGTGGAACCCATGAAACAAAAAATCTTCCGTTTTTATTTGGTACAAATATAACAGTAGTATCTTTAATACCTCCTGTCCATTGAAAACTTCCTTGTGTTACAACAGATGATCTTTTTATATCTGCATTCCAGTCTATTTGTTCGTATATTTTAGTTAAATTAAACAAAGAAGATTTAGCCTCATCTCTAAAAGCATGCTCTTCAGTTCTTGGAAATTGTCTATAAAATTCATTTAAAGCATCTTGATCTTGTTTTAAACCATCAACTTCATTTTGCCAGTATTCAATGACTCCAATTGTAATCGGTGTTCCGTGAGGGCCTTTAACAAGGTCTTTTGGTGAGTCGAAGACAGGATAACCGTAAGAATCAATGTATCCTTCGTAATTCCATTCCATAGGAATGAACAAAGAATAGAGTCCTGAACGTGTCTGTCCATTTGCATTTCTTTTTGTGACATCTGAGTCATAAAATAATTTTTTAAAATTCGCGCCTCCTTTATCTAAAGCATTTGATGTTGATCCCATCATGCACTTACCGATAATTCTACTACCTAATCTAAGGGTGGTTTTCGTAACGCGCCAGTTGTTTTGAATATTGTTCGGGCGTTCCCATTTACCTGATTCGTCGTGGACGAGGAGCCTGAGTTTCTCTCCATCGTAGGCGTTGTCCCCCGTGTTTTTCCAGTCGATCGTGGTGTCCAACCCGGTGAGATCCTCGGTCTGCTCGGTTGATACGATTGATCTTCTTGTGAACTTGGACGCTGGTACTCTGTATGCGAGTTCGGTCTTTGGGCGGTCCATACCGTCCTGGATCGGTTTGAAAAAGAATGGATAATTAACGGATATTGGTACAACCTTATCGGTGAACATCTTCTTAGCATCGGAGCCAGATTTGGACAATATCCCAAAACGTGAGTCGCTTGATATGGTCGCCATATCCACTGTAACTCCGGACGCCATAAACGAAAAGCCTGAACGTCTATTCTTGAGATAGCACATACCGTAACACCTTGCATCAGCGTGTACTGCGGTCCAGAATATGAAAAAGAGACGGTTTGCCTCTCGAAAGTCTGGCTGCCCAACGTCAATCTTACTCCACTGCAAGTACATATAATGATTGCCAGTAATGTAAGTAGGCTTATCTTTGTTAATATACCAGAAACCTTCTTCACGCCTTCTAAATTCTTCATTAATATATTCATACCATTGCTCTTTAAAATCTTCTGGATATTCTCTCCAGTCGAATACTGTTTTTATTTTTTTTAAAACTTTAGGATATTCAAAAACTGTCCATTTATTTTCTTTAAACTTATGAACGTTCTCTTCTAAAGGCAATGCTATTTTAAGTCCTTGAATGTTATATATTTCACCTATTTTACCAGTCTTTGAAATAACAATAACATCATGTTCTGCGTTATAACCATACTCCCATTTTTTATACCTATTTAATTGTTTTATTATTTTAGGTTTTATATGATCGTCTAGTATTTTATATAAAGTTTGCTCGTACATTACTTAGATCTTCCTTCAGCAAAACCTTTAAACTGTTTAGGTTTCTTAGTTTCGTTTTCTATTTTACCTTCAATTATATCTTCTTCTTCTTGTATTCTATTTAAAATTTCAAAAGCATCAAATATAGCAAGCTTTTTTGTAGCTGCAGCATTTTTAAGTCTATCAGCAGATATATCATCATCAGAGTCAACAATAGGTTCTTTAGCTACCTTTATTAATTCTTCAACTGCGACTTGCCCAGCTAGGATTATACTCTTCTTGGTTTTCTTTATTTCCATATTTAATTACAATATCATTTGATTTCATACAATAAAGACGTTGGTCGTCTACAATAAATTCCCATTCAGCACCTGGAACAAAACCTATAGTGTCTCCTGGTTTAATATTAGATGCTTCTAGTTTATTATTACTAATTTTAAGCACTCCAATACTAGGATCTTCTTTTCTGTTGATTAGATCATTAGAATTTTTAATAGGCATTACAAAGCACCTATCTCCAAAAGATAACCACTCTGTATCGTGTTTATATAAATATATTTGATCAATAGCAGCAAAATACATATTATCTTTAAAATAAGATCTACTGTTGCTTTGTTCACCTTTCATATTGTAAAATCTTCTAAATATGTTTTGATGAACAATTATAGTATCACCTTTTTTTATAGGAGTTTTTAAAGCTATTGGCAACGCTACAACTTTTGCTAATCTATTAACAAATTTCCAAGACTCAACTTTAGTGTTAAGTATTAAATCTTTACCGCCTACTGTTTTTTTATTATCATACCTATCACCTACAGGTTCTATAATAAAATCATATATACTATTCATTAATATTCTAAATCATACTCTATAGATATAGCCATGTTAGAGTTAAATTTCTTCCACGGCAATACCTCGTTATTTTTCTTTATATGTATGTTATATGAATTATCAGTTGTGTCTAAAAGTATATGAGATATTTCATGACCACCATAAACTTGTTGACCTACAGAATAATGCATAGCATCATTTTTATAATCAGAACCAATGCTGATTTTTCTAACTACATTATTCATTTTCTTGATTTTCAGTATAAGTTCCGTCTTCTAAATTTATATTTATAGAACCGTATTTATTTTCTAATTCTTTTTTTACAACATCTTGGTCTTGATTAACTCCTGCTATTTCATGAAGTATAGCATGTTTTTGAGTTTCTGCCAATCCTATTTGTTGTGTTAGTTCAAAAAGTTTAGACTGAAAGTCTCTTACTTTTTTTAATTCTTCTTTAGTAATTTCTTTTACTTTTTCCATTTTATTTAATTTAATTTGTCATTATCCAGTGCCTTTTATATATAGAAGTTCTATTAGTGCTTCCTTCAAATTTCACTGATAAAGTGTTTTGGTCTACATGTTTATAGGTTAAAAACACTTCCCATTTATTTTTAGAGTTATAAATTCTTGTTTTAACGTAGTCTTTTTTTTGTTCAACCACAGTCTCTGCTACAGTGTTGTTATCTGTAAAAGAGAAATTAACAAACTTAAACTCTTTGCCGTTATGCAATATAACTACATAATAACTTGTTGTGTCACTTGACCAAACTCCTTTTAATTTTTTGCTCAAGTCTTGACTTTGGATGCTAATACTAAATAGCATTAACACACTTAATAATAAATTTTTCATTTAATTGGATTTAATTAATATAATACTCTTATTTATTATCACCTATTTTTTTGAATTTTTCCACCCCTCGTGAACCAAAGTATGCTACATAAACTGTTATAAGTAAAGATTTTAATAAATCTACCCAAGTATTATCAACTCCAAAACCTATATTACCGCTGTCTAAAAGTATTAAAACAATTAAAGACACAGTTAAAAATATAAGTGTCATTGGTCTTGTATTTTTACTTAACCATGAATCTGACGCCATGTCACTAGACCAACGTTTACTTATTTCTTGCATTTCAACTATATCTTGTTGTAATAATAATAAAGCTTTTTCTTTATCTTCTGGCGGTAAAGCCTGTTCTTTATGTATAAGATTTTTTACTAAACCCATAACACCATTGTTAGGTAATACATCGCCTACAGTGTTTAATATGCCAGGAGCTGCATTAGATAAAAATTTACCTACTTTAGTATCTTTAAATTTTTTTGACATATTAAATATTAATATTTTTTAAATGGATCTGTTTTAGAATACGCTTCTTTTTCCCAAGGCAAGTTTTCTGCACCTTCTTGCATTTCTTCTCTAGAGTATTTTTTACCTTTCCAATACACGTTTTCATCATCATAATCTAAGTCACCTCGTTTCATTTGATCTATATGTACTTTTTCATGCTCAATAACACTTTGTCTTTCTTCAGGGTCTTTTATTTTGTCTGATACTAAAATAGTACCGTTATTATTAGCTTTACCTAGAACTCCTTCTTCAAGATCTGTATTATATATAGGTGTAGCATCTTTTAAAAATGGAGCTTTTACAGTAAACTTATTTTTTAGTCTAAGCATATTACTTTGAATTACTATAAGGGAATTTTTTATTTAAAGCTTCTTGTCTTTGAGCGCAACCACATGGTTTACCTACTGCTTTAGACACGGCTTGTACTGCTGAACTAATGCCAGTTTTTTTAGTAAAATTAGCTATGCTATCACCTAATCCTTTTGCTTTCATAAATTTACAAGTTTAAAGCTTTATTTATTTGGCCTGTTAATTCATTTCTCTTTTTTTCATTTCTAGCTTCTTCATTAACTCCAACTAAATGTGGTGCTAAAATCTGTTGAGCTAAACTATCATCTTCTAAACCATGTATAATTTTAGATCTTTCTATATTAGCTTTTTCTTGTTTTTCTTTTTCTTTTTCTTTTTCTTGTTTTTCTTTTTCTTCATTAGCTTTTTTAGCTGCTTGTTTTTTACCAATAGCTGTTCCAATTTCTTTTGCTGCACCCATTATAGATTGATTAATAACTTCTGAGCCTTTAATTTTAGCGTTAGATATAGCTTGAGCTCCATCAGATATATTTTTACCAACTTTAGCTCCATCTAATTTAGGTAAATCAAAACTAGTTGGCATAGCGCTCTTATATTGATTTAAAGGAGATCTATTGTTAAAACCTACGTTAAAAGAATTTCTATTAATAAAATTACTTTTTAATTTATTTATTGTTCCCATATTATCCTGCGTGATAACCTCTTAAAGCAGCTTCAGCTTTTGATTTACTTGCGTATTTTGCTGGCCAAGGTTTGTCTGTTTTATTACTAATTACTCTCCATGCTCCACCCATTTCTTGTATACAACCGCTTCCGCCTTCGTCTTTAGCACAAGCGTTAAAAGGACTATCTGGTCTGTTGTCCATCATATCGTCCATTTCTCTACTTCTTAATTCTCCAGATCTTTCGTCTCTAGATTTCATACCGCTTCTTTCATCTACTTTTCTAGCTTTGCTTAAAAGTTTTTGTACTTTAGGGTTTTCATAATCATAACCGCCTTGCCCTTGAGTTTCGCTAGATATTTTGCCAGCTCTTTCTCTTATTTTATCTGCTCTATTATTCACAGGTGAATGACTCTTACAATGTTTATTCATTGGTGATGCGCCAGAACCTGTGTTTTGTCCCATACCAAAAGAATTTTCTAGTCTTTCATTCACACTCATGTGATGAGGTGAATCATGATCATGTCTGTCATTCTCTAAATAATGTAATCTAGCAGAAGCTGTAAGATCTTTGTTGTATGCTTGCTTAGCATCGTATCTCTCGCCTGAATAACGAGGGTGATTTCCACTGTATCCTCTTCCCATAATTAGCTCATTTTTGGATCAGAAGAATAAGCTCCTTTTCCTTTTGATTTTTTCATTCCTTTTGATTCGTCTCTACGATCTTTCATAGATTGTTTTTTGCTAGACTCTTTACCGTCTTTAGCTAAACTTTCATCTAATCTATCGTTATATCCTTGTTTTTTAGCTGGAGAACCTTTTTTGTGTCCCATTTTAGCAGGACTTTCTGGTGCAGCTTCAATTTTAGCTTTTAACGCTTCTGGTAGATTTTTTTGTTTGCCAACTAATTCTTTTTCCATAGGACTGTCTTTCTTCA